CATAATATACATATCTACATCGGGATTGTCTTTGAGGGTTGCTAGTAACTTTCCGAGGGCGTGGTGAGTGCTTTTGACATCGTAGGAGTAACCGTTCATTACCCCATCGGCTGACCCAGTACGAGGGCTAAGTCCGAGATCAAAAAATACATTAAAATGTTTGGCTACCGCATACTCAGCGGTAACGCCTTGGGCATCTATATCTAGGCCAGCCATGTCGGTTCGCTTCATGTCTTTGACCTTGTTGCCTCTGGATAGCACGGATCGCAGGTGTCCTACGTGCTGGCACATCATGACTTCGTCGTCAGTTAAATTAATCTCTATCATTCTGTGATTCCATTTTTGTATGAACATCTATTATTTTTAATGCCTTTTCATTATATTCTTTAATGATGTTTGGCGTTGGCTCTGGCCTGTCGTCCGTCCAGTTGCCCCTCATGATTGAGTCCCTAAGAACTATAAGTCCAGTAATTGCGTGAGATATATGATGCAACCCTGAGTCAGGATCATTGTCCTCCCCCTCGTACCATGCGGCTAGATGTCGAAACGCGGCATCGTAATACACGGAGCCGCGAACCCCTACATCCCTCCAGTTAAACCTGCCGTATTTTAAGTCACCGTGAAGTTTAACTAAGCCAGCCTCAAGTAGCACGTTGACTGGCATACCTGAGATTGGAACCTTTTTAATTCCACAGGCATCCTTTGGATTAGTTTCTTTGCTCATAGTTATTGTTTTACAACAGGTTCCATTCGTAACATCCAATAGAGGTTGGCCGCGGCTTTTGCTACACGGATACCCCACTGGCTTTCTTCGTCCGTCCACTCGTAGTGACAGTGTTCGGCTGTATCGCAGTCAATTATGACGGATCTAATTTTAGGAAGGTAGGGTAATCTTTGTAGGTGCATTAGCATATACGCCTCAATAGCTAGCTGACAGCAGTCCTTCTGGTATCTTTTGGCTCTACCGCTAGTGTTTACTCTGCACTTGTAGTCCGCGAGAAAGATTCTGGAGTCCTTGATGCCCACGAAATCTACTGAGCCAGCGATCTTGATGCCCCCGTGACTGACTAGCTTTTCACAACCCAAGGCTTGGACGTTGTTGTCCTCGATCCAGTCCAGAAAAGGCAAAGCCCACTTATCCCAGCACGATTTACCTGGGTGTTCGTCGATGCCCAGAACGTGGTGATTTATCATACGCTCGATAGTTCCGTGAACCGATGTGCCGAACTCATGCGATGGTATCAACTCGCCATCTTTTGGGTGCGGTCTGGTTCCGTAAACCATCTCAGCAAGATTAGCCCAAGGCAAGCCAGGATGTTCTCTGGCTAAGTCCGTCATCATCTTTGGCTTGTAGACTTCATCAAGGAACGAGTCCTTGACTATGCCTAGCACCGTTGTAACTGACGGATAAACATCTGCACCAGCTTTACGGGCCTGTGCAGGAGTCCCCACCTTCGCCTCAAACTGAGGCTCCGATGGGTTCTTGCAGTTGTAGAAGTGACTCATATTTCCTCTTGATCGAGGATGAAGTTAAGTGTGTCACGGAGGGCGTCCAAGTCAGAACATTCTTGTGTATTATACTGCTGTTGGCATAGCTCCGAGGAGTCCGATGTTAGAATCATTATGGTTTTAAGCTCTGGGTTTACTAGATTGTCCACGTAGATTGCTTTGAGATGTTTTTGCGCCATCAAAGCGAGTAGTTGTGTGTCACTGCGAGGCTCTAGCTCGGTTTGGATCGGCATGATATACCGATCTCCGGCTTCAAGTTGTCCGATGCGAGCATCAGAGAATCTGCCACGGAGTCCCATGGCTGATACGATTTCATCATGAGGCAAGCCTATGGCTGGCCCGTCTGGATACGTGTGTATTTTTACTTTCATATGTTTAGTTGGTTGGTTTTATGTAGGCACAGCTTCACTTAAAAACTGTGCAGGAAAATTCTAGTAACAAGGTAGAGTATACGATTAACATAACTTACACCTAATTCCATATAAGGATACCCTAGCTTTTATGTCAAGTAAAAGTTTGGTAAGTGATTCAAGTTCAAAGATATTTAATTATCTTACACGCTTGTCAGTATGCGGTAAATTCAACCTTCCCTTAGCCGCGTAGTATTGATTCAGGGTTATGGTGCTGTCCTTTATAACGTCCTTTAGTTTTCCGTGACCGGCAGCTACTAGCTTGTTTATCCTCCTGGCTTCATCGTTTATTCTTTTGGTATCTTTAGCCCTCTTTGCCCTCAACATTTTCGTGCTGTAAACGCCGCGACGAATTGCCAGGTGACGCATTGCCTCTGGCCTACCCTCCCACGGAGTTCCCTTAACAGCTTGGGGCCAACTCATTTTTTGTTCCTCGACTCGCATAATGACCAGTGACAGCCAGTTAGCCTCGGCCTCTGGATCAACGCAGATTTTCTGCCTGTTCGGTCTACGTTCTACGCCATCGGTAATGTCCGCAGTCTTGAGGAGTTCGTGATATTTTTCTGTCATGGACTGGCAAAAAGCCAGTGCAGATCGTGCTGATTCTGAATACATATTGATTTGTGGTTAGTGATTAAGTGGTGGAGGTGGGAGGATTTGAACCCCCGTCCCCAGTGCTTGACCGGGTCGATAGCCTTACACCCCCTGTTAGTTGTTTTTTGCGCAGTCTCGTTTGAAGCGCAATCTCGTTTGGATGCTACAGAAAAAACGTAGTCTTGTCTACCAAAAAAGCCCCACCCTTGTGAGGTGGAGCTATTGTCCTTTTGGGCAAAGATTGCGGCTATTATTAAATTAAATTTCTTTTAATAAATTCAACGCTTGGAACTTTATAAAGTAACTCTCCTTCGTTCAAGCAGTTGCCTTGATTATCGTAAATTTCATAATATTCATTATCAATGTGATAAACGCTGAAAGTTTCTCCATTGACTGAAACATCTTTCAAATGTTTGATTTTTTCATTCATGTTTTTATTAGTTGTTGTTCTTGTTTTTAGTTCTTGGTTTAGGATTTGTTTCTGTAGAATTGAACCATGCTCTGGACACTCTCAGATAGTTTGTCGATTATGTATTTAGGATTAACGCCTTCGGCTATCTTGAGATTGTCGAGGATCTTGGAGTCTGAATCCCTCCTGCCGAGCGTCCGACCGAAGCCGTAACGCCCGTCAGTGAAGGCGTAACGCCCTTGCGATATGCCGATCAGCACCATAGGTTTGTTGTCTACGATGTATGCCTGTCCGATTTGTAGGTTTGATTTAGTTGTCATAGATATTCAGCGATGATTGTGACCGCTAGCAGTATGCCGCCAACGATGATGCTCCAGAATACGATGTACGCACTCTCTTCTTGCCGGTCTGTTTTGACTAGCTTGTTTGGTTTTTTGATTTTCATATTTGTATTGGTTAATTAGACGGGACATCCGTCTACCCAGAAAGCCCGTAGCGGTTAGGCTACGAGCTGATGGGTTAGAAATCAACTTGTTGATATTTATAGACGTTATCAGCAGACTGCCATTTGAAGTATAAAAGCCCATTTCCCATTACAAAGTAATATAATTGAGAAGGGTTTTCATCGTGTATTTCTTCGCTAGTATCGTCCCACACAGAGCGTGTTACTCTGCCTGAATGATCTATCGTGTAGTAATCAGTTCCTTCGGAAAAAGGATACTTAGTTCTTTGTGTGTTTACGGTTGGTTTTGACATAATTATGTGTGTTGGTTCGTGTTAGTCATAAGCGTTGTGCTTACACTCAAAAAGCCCGTAGCTTGGTAGCTACGAGCTTTTGGATTGCTACGCTTTAGTAGTTACGTTTGTAAGGGACTGGTACGAATCGGTTTCTTCAAGTGAGCCTTCTTCGACATCCCATTCAATGTCTCCGACATCTACTTGAGCCATAGCTTCGTAAGGCGCATCGAACTCATCGTCCGCTTCAACTGTTACTCGGATGGTTGCTGTGCATATGTATGTTTTACTCATGATATTTTTGATTGGTTGATTGTTAGTTCGACGCAGGGTGCGTCTACCCAAAAAGCCCGTAGCGGTTAGGCTACAGGCTGATGGATTACAGGTCTTCGGATAGTTCGCTCAGCAACTGCTTTGCTTTGGAATACCCTACACCCTCGTGGATTTTGTTATGCGTCTCCATATACTCCTGCAAGAGGGTATCCATGACGTATTCAATAATCTCTGATTTGTCATGACAGCTACGCTCGCTGTCATCGAGTGCGTTGATGTTGGCAATAGCCTCAGGGAGACTTTGCATGGCGGTTTTTACTCCGTTTAGTATCATAATATTTGATTGGTTTGTGTTAGTTGATTTGTAAGCGACCTGCTTACACCCAGAAAGCCGTGACCCCGAAGAGCCACGGCTGTGGTGTTACTTGATCTTGAGTTCGATCACCTTCTCAGATGACTTAGCACCCCATGTTCCGAGGTTACCCCAGTCATTGACCCAAGGTTCGATGAGGTCACCTTCTTCGTATCCAGAAAAGCTGATGTGATTGGCTTTCAACCCCTTCCTGCTTTCCTCGTTGAAGATACTATACACGGGGTCGAGTTCTACCCGATAGACGTGTGCTACTGCACTCTTTTTCTTGCTGTTCAAAGCATAGATAGCGTTGACGTTGGCATTTTTCAATGCGACCTTAAGCTCTGGGTCTTTGCCCCAGTAGCCTCGGGTGGTGATTACTACATAGCGAATGTAACTTTCGTTTTCTTTACTCATGATTTTGATTGGTTTTTATGTTAGCGTAGGCAGATCAGAAGTGACCTGCTTACACCCAAAAAGCCCGCACCTTGGAGGGTGCGAGCTGTTTGGTTATTCGCCCTGTGGGACTGCTACGTAGGTATTCCATTCCCATTCTTCAAAGCAGGACTCCTTGGGTTGCTGAGTCCACTTTGTCAGATCGACTCTGCCTTTTCTTTCAATGGCTTCGAGAATCTTAATTGCGGACTGCTCGGAGTCGAACAGGTGGTTGAGTCGAGTGACTGCGCCGTTGTCAGCCCAAATTTCGATGGCGATTTTTTCGCCTACGTCTTTCATTCTGAGGCGGCAATTGAAAGTGTGTGCGGCACTAGAAAGTGTAATTTCTTCACCGACATAGCTCTCGTGTAGCAGGTGATCCTGCCAGTCTGTTTTTGTAACGTTTTTCATAGTTTTGATTGGTTGTGATTGGTGGTCTGTATTGCGGGCTTCCAACCGTCTCAGAGTGAGGCTACATTACCAATCTGTGTCCCACTTGCTACGTCATCGAGGGTGCTGTTAGCATCCCACCTCTCCACTTCCAGAGAAGCCATCTGGCGTATCTCACCAGAGTCGGTAGCGTTTGGACTGTCAAAGAACGGGAACTGCGGCCACATACTAGCAT